AAACAAGATCATTCTTCTTACGAGCCATTAGAGTTGCACCCCTGCCACGATTGCGTTGTCTGCTATGTCAATGTTTCCTATGTCGGCGGGGTTGTTCCACACGGTAACGCCTTTTTCAAAGATTCCGCGTATTGCCTGTTTGAACGTTTCGGGGCATTGTGCGGCTGTGATGTAGGTTTCCCGTAATTTCCAGTAGGTAAATCGGGTCATAACCATGAGGGAACTAGGCATTTGACCGAACATGTTTATTTGGTAGCCGTACCGTAACCAATATTCACCAATGGCCCGCATGGCACCGGCATTGAGCATTTTCACTTTGATATCGTAACCCCATTTATAGGTGGCAAGGTTGAACGCGTCCCCGCCAACCTGCCCCGCCGTTGTCGGCTGTATCAGCCGCGCGTCCTGGACTTTGGCATTGATTGCCCCGATTTGGTTTTGATAATCCCCGCGTGCCGCATAATCCGCATAATTCTTATTGGTGTCCCGAACGTATCCCTGTTGCTCCACAGTGGCCCGGTTGGAGGAACTAGACAGATTGTTCGCAATACCCAAGGATTGATTGTTTTGGTTGACCTCAATCGCCCATGACGCAACCTGATTGGCTACCCCCGTCAATGCGCCGGTAGCTGCCCCCACCGGGCCACCCTTAGCACCCCCGGCAGCACCGGAAACACCCGAATTGATGGAACCCTGCAATGCCCTCCAGGATGCCGTTTCGTTGGCAAGGGATGTGTTTTGCGTGGCGGCATTGATTCCTAGACGGTTCAATTGTTCGGATAGTTCCATCCCCGAGGTTGACTGATCGTAGGCCATTTGGTTGCCGGTCAGTGCGCGTTGCTGTGACCATTCGGCGCTGGCATGCTGGAACGCTATGCCGTGGGTGTTCGCCGCCATGAATTGCATGTACCCGTTGTTGACAAGGCTAAAAGTAGGGAAATTGAAAATCCCGGTAGCCATGTCATAGAATTCGCCGCCGTCATTGATGGTCCCATAATTGAAATCAATATCAGGGTCCGCTCCAGGGTTCGCGGCATTGTACCGGTACGGGTAGAACATGATCCTCGCACCGGACGACGCAAAATGCGGAACCTCCACCACTGTTGCGTGGGAGTCGGCCCAATTCTCAGGTTTCAGCACAAGCGGCGTCCCGGTGTAGCTTGTCATTTCCAACACCGTATAGGGGAACACCTTGAATTTTTGCAGTAAACCGTAGCGGTTGCCGTCACCCATCGGCAACTCGTTCCGCCAATTGTTCCGCATGGGAACTTTGTTGCGGCGCAACTGTCCAGGATCGATTTCCCAAACAGACACACCCTCAATCATTGTCGAGACGGCTTGAATGCCGTACTCCGACATTTTAGGGATAGCGGTAATGGACACAATCCCCTGGGTGATCCAGGGACGGTCAGAAAACGCCTCCATAAATGCGGTGAAATGATCCAGATTGGAGAAGATATACATTTCCGCACCGTTGGGCAGGTTTTCCAGTTGCGAACCTTTGGCGGAATGCAATTGCGGATTCTCAATCGTTCCAGGATCTTCATTGAGGGCAACAGTGGAGGTCACAAGGATTGAATAATTTTCGTCCCTTGCACTGGCAATAGTGTGCTTGTATTGGTCGATAATCTGATATTCCCCGCCAATATCCAAACCCTCAGGAATGGTGAGATAGGTTCGCCCATTGTCGGCAAACTGATTTTCGTTGGCAATACCAATATGGCCGCGCTCAATGAAGCAGTTGCCGAATGTCACCCCATAACCGAATGTCTGCCACACATCCAACTGAATTTGCATTTCAGTTGTGTTCGGTGCTACATAACGCACATCGGTAATGAAATAATAAAAGGATTGGGGCATATCCCCGCTAATCGGCTGTGCGGGATTGTAGGCTCGCAGATAGTTGTACTTGAACGCCTGATTGAATGGCACATTGACGCGTACCGGCTGACCCACCTTGGCATAGGTCATATTCTCAATGGTCACCGTTGGCCCGGTTTGATTGGTCAGATAACTGTCAAGGTCAGCCTGACCGTTGGCGAATTTCACAATGTCCCGGTAATCCGCATTCCAGGGAACATTGCACAAAGTAACGATTGTGCCGTTTGACCATACAGCATAATTGAAATCAAGACCGGCTGTTGTGTCCGGTGGAAGATCGTAAATACCGCTTGTCATATTCTGTAATTCCTTTTACTCGAAAGGATTATTCGCTGCACTGCACTTGTAACATGCAATTGCCCACAAAGTCATTATTGCATAAACAAAACCCCCGCAGCCTCAAGGCAACGGGGGTTTTGCTTTTGATTGGTGCGCCACATGCACCGTAACCACCGAAACGATTGCGTACCGGTCAGGCTACAGTCACAGTGTACACCGGATCACCGGGGGCAGTGGGGACGCTGATCGTCGCCACGGTTCCGGCCTCATTGACTGTGATTTCAACATCGTTCGCCTCAGGTCCGGTGACCTCCACATCCTCAGGAGTGATCGTAGCACCGGGGGCAAGGTCAACGGTGTAGGCAAACGTTCCGGCAGCGAACGCCGGGGACACCGCCACCCCGTCAACCGTGATCCCTGTCACCGGGTCGGATTCCGGCCACTCAGGAACAGCAACCCCGGCAACGTCCAGGGTCAGTGTTTCCGTTGCCCCGTCTTTACGCAGGTTGTCGGCATCCAACCATGTTGAGGTTGCCGTGACGGTAAGCGTTGCCGCTCCCTCGTCCCCGCCCACATGCAGTACACCGGTGCGGGAAATGTAGGTGCGGGATGATGTGTAGCCGGAAACACTCCACCGGACACCGGTATTGACACCGTTGGCCGGATCGGTTTCAGCCTCAGCGTGGAACGCGTACACTTCACCACGCAGCACTTCATCAGTCACGGCATCCCCGTCCGAGTCAACACCGGTAATAGCGGAAACCCCAACAACCGGCGTCAGCACGTTGATAATTTCGTCTCCACCCTGGGTAGTAAACATCACAGCAGGAACAAACCGGGAAGCGCTGATTACCTGCCAGTGGTGCAGGAAATAGTTGTTATGCAGTGCAACAGGGTTCCACTGTGACGCGGTTTCGATACGCTGATCCGCGATAACAAAGAAATCTTTGGTGGTCATGATTGCCTGAACCCCACTAATCCCGAATTGTTCCTCAGGGATCGGGATAATCCGGCCATACATGTCAGCCATGTTGAGATTGAACGCAGCCGCCAAAGCTTCAACATCAACCGCAGCCTTGAATTCTGGCGTCACAAACAACACCAAATCATCACGCAACGCAAACGTGGGCATGCGTGCCGCATTGTACCGGGTAGACATAAAGGTGAGGGTGTCGGCCATTGCCCGCATTTTCCGCAAAACCGCGCGCGCGTCGGCGGCGTTGGATTCCAGGGAAGCCACATCAGGCACGTTGACCTTGAAAAACCCACCGTTGCTTTCATACTCGCTGAAAAGCTGGCAGGTCAACAGGAATTCATCCCACTGATCCGAGGTCGTGGGGGCATCCATCAACTGCGACACAAAGGACGAAAGCCCGCCGTTTTCGAGGAAAGCACGCTGCAACAGCGGTTCATTGATGGTGATTTTGTAATAATCCTGCCGGTTGACCTTGTGGAAATTCGCCTGAACATCCGGCCGCTCGGTCCCGAACAGGTCTTTCTCCAGATACTCCCTGTCAGGGTCATAGGATTTGGCTTTCAGCAAACCAATCTGAATTTCTTCAATCGTGTCACCGTAGGAAAGCAAACCCTGCTTGAATTCCGACAGCGGGTTAGACCAAACCTTATTGCGTGCCACTACAAGGCCTATACGGTTCACGAGGGCATCCAGAAATTCATTCCACATCGTTCGGTGTGTCTGGAGGTCTTTCAGTGTTTGCTGCACACCGGCCTTGGATGCCGCCGAAATGCGACGCTGATAGTCATTGGAACCCTCATTACGGATAGCATCCAGCAAAGCCGTATTTGAGGTTGGTTTCAGGGGACGGATATCAAGGGCCATGATTTATCAGTCTTTCTCAAAAAGATCGTCAATGG